GGCCAACCTGTAGGTTTTTAGACCCCCCTCCCCGGTCCTTATTGGTTTGGTTTGCTTCCATAGGTCCTCTCCCTCTGACTTTCTTTATTGTGACACCCATCGCACAGCGCTTCGAGATTATCAACCACGAACCGCAGCTCTGGGTAATCGCGCGCAGCCTTAATGTGATGTACGACTCGAGCCGCCTCACGCTTGCAGCGGTTGCATATCGGTTGACGACTAAGCACGTGCATTCTTAGGTTCTTCCACGCTTTCGATTGATAGAAGGTAAGGCGCTCTTGCGCACGTTGATCAAGTCTATGTGTTGGGTAGAGCGGTTGGTGTTTCTCGCAATACCTCTGTCCGTCCGGTGCTATCTCGGCGCACCGTGGTTCGGGACACGTATGGCCGAGCTTACCGGGCATTCTTTTTTAGTTCTCCCTGCAACTGACGATCAGTTCACTACTAGGCCGTTACTCCATTCCTTGTTTGCGGTGCGGACCGGAAGTCCGAGCATGCTGGCTGTTAGCGTTCCGCTTGTCGCCGAAAACGTCCGAGCAACAATTTGTCCCGGCAATACTTTCTCGGTAATCGTTATGTTCTGGCCGGCGAAGCTGAGCACGAGCGGATGATAGTTTGGAGCGACACCGACATTCGTCAGTATGAAGGTGGTTCCTGCACCAACCTCGGCCCTCCGAATAACAAAGCGGTACCCCATCTTTCTGAGAAGGTCTTGAGCGCACGCCCACTGAGTATCCGTCGCCGATAGTCCACCGCGCGTGTTAATCGTTGAAGCATGCCGACCTAGAGCCAGATTCGCCTTGCTGCAGACATCTCCAGAAATCAGGGCACTGCACGGCTCCTCGTCGATACGTGCGGTCTTCCATTGCTCGGTCATATCGGGATCGTGCAGCCATTGGTCGTAGAGCTTGCCCGGCCCTTCATGCTGCGAACCGCCCAGACAATCCTCTCTGCGGCCGGCGCCTCGTGCGAGCGACTCCACCCGCGACACCCGGTCATCGATGATGTGAAATAAGTGTTTGTTCGTGAAAAAGTCGTGATAATCCTTGATTACCTGCCGTCGTGTGGCTTCCGTCGGCATAGGTAACGCTACACCGGTTGCTTTGACTCTCAGGCAGGAGTGGTGCCACTCGCCATAATCACCTACCGATCGCAAATCGATCGACTCTACTCGCGGATCGTTGTTGTATTTGGCAGCAAACGCTTGCACGAACTCTCGGTGCCGCGCGAGCGTCGTTGGAGAATTCCAATCGGCCACATAATAACTTCGGCCAGGATTCTCGAACTCACAAAACGCCAGGGTGCTCGGGACATAGTTCCTAAGCCATCCCCCGCAGTCATACGGATCATAGGCAATAACCCCGAGCTGGACCTTCTGCCCATCAGCGTGCGCCAGTGCGAGGAACTGATCAAACTCGGACCAGTTAAACACCCCAGGAGCGGTATTGAGCTGGTGCATGCACGTTCTAAAGGTTGCCAGACTGAATGGAATATTTCGCGGGTTCGATACCTGGCTCTTTGTTGCGCGAGTAGTCTGAAGTCCCATGAACGGAGAAGGGAAAATTACCTGGGTGTCCTCCTCGAAGTTAATCACCTGGATGGTCGGTGCCGCTGTCGGAGTATTGGTCGGAGGAATCGCAGTCGCAGTGTTCGTAGCGGTCGGTGACGGCGTTAAAGTCCTTGTTGGAGTTGCACTAGGAGTTGCGGTAAATGTTGAGGTGGATGTGGGAGTTGGCGATTTAGTTGCAGTCGGTTGCACGAGCACGCAACTGGTGCACTGGTAGATCTCTTGAGCGCAAGCTGTCGATGCTAAAGCGACACTCAAAAGCGCGGCAGTTATTCGTCCCATACGTTTCTCCCCATCTATATAGGGCATGTTTGTATATGTCTATAGTTATTTTGACGCCTTATATCCCCATAGCTAAAGCTAGGGGATTTACGGCGATTTGTTAATGTAACCACCGACCTCCCAAAACATCAGAGTTATTTCTTGATTAACATGTGCATAAGCTTGATGTTTACGTTTCTCAATGATCGCAGATACATGCTTGAATAAAGTAGCTTCGGTGGGCGCAGATAATTTGCGGGGCGCTAAAGCCTTTTGTTTTTTAGCTGGCTTTTGATCCACCTTCTTCTTAGTCATGGGTCGGCTCCATTGGGCGAACCATGGATTCGATGAATGCTATTTCCTTTTTGGTGATACCGTATTTCACGTAGAGGGCGTCATCCACCCACTTGTGGTTCCAGGATTGACTTGGAACCCACGTATATACACCGCGTGGTGCATCTTGGCTGGTTTTGCGAAGCGAAACTAGGAAACGAACGAAGCGTGTTCGCAAATACGACGCTACACTCTCACATTCCTTCTCGGACTTTAGTGGTCCAACCACAAGATAAGACAGTGTGCAAACCGATCCAGGTTTCGCAATCAACGGCTTCGATAAAACCATATCGGGAATAACGTGACCACCGCTATTTCCAGGACCAGCTTTAGGCATAAGAACCTTCCATGTATCGATCAGGTGATGATTCTTCGTGACGATACTTGGGTTGATCCAGGTTTCACCTCTTTTCTCCGCTTGATTGAGAAAGAGCCAAAGATCGCCCGCCTGTTTCTTCGCGTGATAGTTTGTAAAGTTGGATGAAAGTTCTGACCCGAATGGGTCTCGAGGAGAAACGAGAGATGTAAGAGATTTTTCGGATTGCTTTGAAACTTTGTATAAAATATCCAACGCCCTGCTGTCGCGCACAAAAACATCGAACTCATCGAGATGACGCTCTATCGGTCCAACAACCGTGTCCCCGCGTTTGGTTGTAACTGCGCACATTCCTTTCTCATTCCGATTCCACAGGAACACGCAGACACCGCCTTTGATATCAACACCTGGAAACGCTTCCGCTGCATTTGGGTAATCGATAAGAACTCGAATGCTTTTGTCTCGAAGCATCTCGGCTCGAAACTCATCAAGCCATTTACCACCTGCCATCCAACGCGAGGGAATAATCATCGTCATATACTTCGGATTTAGCGCCTTTGCTTGCGTGACAAACTTGTTATAAATCGGGACGATATTCGCCCCAGCTTCGTCGGCATCAATCTGATAAGGCGGATTACCAATAATCACGTCAAATTTCATATTAAATATCTCCTCAGGTTGATCGGTATGAATAAACTTGTAAGCGTGAGTTTCTAGTTCTTCGCCTCGGTCATACTCGTCTTGATTAGCGCCACAGAATGAACAACGACCAGATTTCCAATCGTGTTCAACTCTTTCAAATTTTAAATTGCCTTGATTGTCGCTGAAAGTTTCACAGACTGAATACTTTCCATTCGCTATCTTTGAGCAATAGACTGATCTTCTTGAAAGTAGTGCAGTCAATTCAGTAATCGGCAGACCGAATAATTGTTTCTGGTAGATGTGGTTAAGTCGCTTTTGTAAATTTGGGATTGAAGATTTCAAACCCTCACTCAACCTTCTCGCAATCTCTCTAAGAAAGACACCTGATTTACATGCTGGATCAAGAAAAGTTGCGTTCTTATCTTTCCAGATTTCGCTTGGTAATAGATCCAAGATCTGATTCACCAGCGCAGGCGGCGTAAAAACCTCGTCATTGCTGAGATTAGCAAGGCAGGTCAATACATCTGGATTGTAGTTATTGCTTATCTCCATCTGCAACCTTTAAAAAATGAACAAGCGGAAACTCTTTTAGTGGAGTGGGGATAAAAACATCATCACCAAGATCTGAGAAGAGTGGCAGATCTCGCATACTTTCGTGTGCGATAAGATTTTTAAATGAAAAATCTCTTCGCTTAAGCATACTCCCATTAACTGCTGACCATTCTGAGAAGACTATCGGCTGTGGCTTTGCTGATACCGTCATCAGCGTTAGAGCATCACCCCATTCAATGTTACGATCTAAAATAAACTTCGCAGACCTCAAACAATCGGGGTTAGTGTTTTGCTTGTAAACACCTTCGTATTCAGTTCTAAAGATCTCAAGCATGCGTGAACGACACTGCTGAACATTGTCTTCTAAGATATCAATGCCGTAGATGCTTGAGATTGCTAAAATCGCATAGCGTTCAAATTCTAGCTGGCTTTTGCTGTAGCGAGATTTAACAATGTTGAGCTTTCTTTGTAAGATCTCAGATAAAAAGTTTCCTGTTCCGCAGGCAGGTTCAAGAAAGCGAGAATCAATTCTTTCGGTCTCTTGAGCTACAAGATCAAGCATTGCATTAACTTCACGCTTGCTAGTGTACACCTCACCATGATCGGTGACTCGCTGGCGTGAAATTACTAATTTTTCAGCTTCTTGTGGTTCTGTCATTTGAACGTATTACTAACAGCGGCAACGGTGACGTTTACAGCTTGGATAATGCTATTGATCGCTGGCTTTGGTTTGTTCGTCTGCTTTCCCATTTACCTTGGAATGACGAATCAAGATGTAGAGACTGCTTTTCGACAAATATTTGTTGAAGGCAAATACTACCACTGATCGTCTTCAGGCTTATTGCGCTGTTGAAGCCAGCGATCAGTGTTCACCTTGGCTCGCCGCACCTGTTCACGACGACTTCTCATTTCATTTAAAAAGGTGGGAAGGGCAGAGTTCATTTAAGGTGAAAACAGGGTTCACGATAAAGGCTCATGAACAAAAGGTTCTGGAGTTTGTCCAGTAAAACCCACCTGAAAACCTGATATTTTACAACTCGCCCTTTCCCAAAAATTACGCCGTAGCGACTTCGTTTTCATACATACTTCGAAGCTCACTCAGTTCTTCGAGGTACGCCGGAAATTGGTCCTGCGCCTGGTGCGGCTGCAGTTTGAACATTCCGGCAAATTGCTCTTCTGTGACCTCGGTAATGAAATTCTCAATGTGCTCTCCAACATCAAGCTTCCCCATTTGCACTTTGTAGTGCAGCCCCTTTGCACGCGGGAATAATTTCAAAATCTTTGCTTCAAATGCGCTACTGAATTGCACCTTTCCTCCTATACCAATGATGCCTGAGCCACGAAGTTACAAAGCGCCTCGCGCATAGCACTTAGTGGCCGAATAATTATTGTTGTGTGTGTCGGATGAAGCCCGAGCATTTCGCCGACGACCGGATAACCGTGGGCATAGTAATCATCTTGGACGACACCGACTCCCCATCCGCGATTCGAACGGCTCTTTCCGACGGGTTTTGTTGACGGTTCTAGCCAGTCCTTTATTGCCGACATCAGGTTATCTTCGTTCACAGCCCGGTCCCGATCCGAAAAAATCGCCGTTACGTGAATGTGCTCAATGCCAAAGGACCAGTTTTCGTAGCCGGCTTCATGGATTTCACGGTTGAAAAGTTCGTCCATCGCCTTGAGGCGCGCCGTGACGTCCGGGTTAACGAAATTCATCCCAGGAAGTTTTGAGTTTTTGAGCGACGGAATTTTTGCGAGCTCGCCGTGAAATTCGATGTGTAGAAGTTTCGGATGGTGTTCGCCGTGAACGACGCTCACGAGGCAATGCGAGTTAGCTATGTATTGAGCGCGGAGCTCTGAAGCCGTGAGTCGCTCTTTGAAGGGCTTCCATTTCGGTGAGTACACAATCCCCATATTGTATATCACGTTAATTGACCTCGCCGGCCTTAAACTCTTGTGGCCCTAAGTAATTAGCCTCGACCACTCCCATCATCGCTTTAAAATTGCCGACCGCGTCCGTGACACTCGGGAACTTCAGAATGAACAGCCCGCCGCATGCTAGTTCCAATTCAATCACTGCCTCCAACCGCGTAAACCGCACAATCTGCTCTAAGTCGTAAGCCTCGTCGCCGATGCGATAAACCTTCACTCGATCTCCTGAATTTCCAGGACTCTGATTTGGAACTGGGTCGTGTGCGATAGCGCGCCATTGCTAACGTTAAATTGCTGCAGCTCTGGGCTCAGACCAAGATTGCTGGCGACATCTAGAAGTGAATTCAGATCGCGAATTAGCTCGCGTAGCTCCGAAGCAACGAAGCGCTTCATGGCGACTGGGTCTGCGGCGATTTCCGCTGTTGCCTCCAAGACTTTTCTGGTCATTCGTAGAATAACCCCACGAATGTGCCATGCATGGCTTTGTAAAAGCGTGCGAGCGTTCCGTTCAACGGTCGGCCCGCGATCCGGTCTTGCTCATCGATCATGTCGCGAAAATGCTGTGCAAGGCGATCGGCAGAAATGAGTGCTTTCTGTTGCGCTGAGCCTTCTGTCGTGGCTCCATCGTCAAACTCGCACACAGGAAAATATGGGTCGTCTTTCGGCATGCGATAGAGACGGACAAGCTTCCAGCCGCATTGAACCGTCTTGTCTTCACCGCCGAAGAGTTTAGAAAACCAGCTCATTGCCCTCCCTCCAGAAGCGACAATACCATTCCAAGAGCAATCCAAACGGACCAATGAAGTCTCATGCTATTCTCCGTAAACCGCCCGCTTCGCGCTTTTCAAAAAATCCGATATAATCTCGATGCGCAAACTCGAAAACTCTCGCGTAGCACATCGTGTGATTGTTGTTCACCCCGTAGTCGTCGAACTGTCCGCCCTCTATCTCGGCGCGCTCGAAGCGAATGATTTCGCAAATGCACTTAGACCCCCAGTGTGTCTTTCCTTTCGCAATTAGGTCGAGCGCCTTGCGTTCAAACATTTTCCAGACAATCGGATTCTTCAGGTGCCACACGAGAAACCGATCAACTGTGCGTTCATCGATACCTTCGGCTATGAGAAACTCTCGAACGTTCATCCGAGAAATCCGAAATTAAGCTCTGGGTTCGTAGGCAGTGCGCTGGTTGTGGGGATACCCGGTAACGCTAATGGTGCCGACCTCGGTTTCTTGGCCTCCTCGAGCGCAGCGGAAGAGTTGAACATCAAGCGCGGCTTCGGACGCTTTCCAACCGTCATGCCATTCACAATGACAACGGGCCAGACTGCCGGGTTCATGATCAGATAAACGTTCCCGTATTGGTCCTTTGCTTTGTACTCCCGACCGCGCTCTTCCTCGACCGAGTTGCCCTGTGCGTATATGTCGCTCAAGCCTGGGGCTTCTCCAATTTTTCTATAACCGGGGAGAATATCATCGAGGTCCACGGTTCTAGGACCGAATCCCTGCTGTCTCATTCATGCTCCTTGTGCGTTTTAGTCGTTCTTCCTGATCCAACTCCTTTAAAAGCGCGCCCTTAATCCAGCCCTGCAGGCTTACTGCGTGCGAGTTGTCGGGCATCCCTCGATCCTTTTGAGTGGTGACCTGCGACTCGAGCAATTCAAAGCCTTTTCGAATAAGCCGGTCGGGAATTTGTGACTCTCGGAAGTCGCGCAGCACTCGAGAAAGCTCGGTGCCGGTAAAAAACAATTTCGGGAATTTCTTCAACGGTCGTTTTCCAGAATTCATGTGCGCGTTGGTGCGCGTCCAGTCTTGGCCGTTGGGTTCATCGAGATAGGTTTGCGCTACGCGGAGCCACCTTTCGTCGTCGGTCTCGGGTTCGGGTTTTGAGGCGCCACGTTCGGCTCGGTTCGCTTCGGCGGGGCGGTCCGCCTTAGCGGCAGGACCCGTCGAGTTCGGCGCAGCGTCGGCCTCGTTCGGGCTTGCGGCGGCGGTTTGGTTTTCCCCCGGTCCCCCTTTCCCAGAATTAGAACTTAAAGAAGAACTATAATTATAATTATAAGGGGTAGCTATATTTTCGCCCCTCTTTCGCTCGGTTTGTCGCACCGATGTCGCGTCTTTGTCGCGAACTTGTCGCAACCGTTCCGCGTCTCTTTCACGTTTAGTAGAAACCTCAGTCTGGTCTTCTATTATCCGGGAGAGGAATACAACCTCATCACGCAGTTCTAATAGAGTACCTTCCTCTGGGTTTCGCGAGTCAGGCGTAGTGAAAATGGTAAGTAGGGCTTTAGCCTGCTCTCGTCCCACTCCAATATCAAAGGCGCATCCGAGCGCAGCGCTTATCGTAATCTTTCCGGTCGATGTCGCCGCTAGTAGGGCATAGATGCGAAGCAGATAAAGAATCGCCTCCGCGCCGTGATCGACAAGGAGCGCCTTCTGCTTAGCTTTGCCGAAAAAGTCGCAGTCAAGCTTTACGTATTTCAGCTTCGTGTTGCTGTTCATTTCGCCGCCCACCGCCTTTCTGCTAGCTTCTTTGCAAACTGAACACTCACCCGTTTCATGCGGGCGGCCTGAATTAATGCCTTGGTGCCCCGCCGGCGATGCTCGGCGCGTGAACAATTCGAGACCATGAAGATGAGTTGACCCTCAATTTCTTCGAGCTTGATCGCAGTTACCGCGTACACAAATGTTCCCTTCGGCTCGTTCTTCAAAACACGCTGAAGAAGCTCTTCCTTCTCTCGGAGGTACGCGAACATTTCCCGCAGCGGAAAGCTCGGGAACTCAATGTAGTGCACCACCGAATTTGGGAAGGCTTCTTCACCGTCAAAAATCATTTCACTTCTGGAACGTCTAAAACCGCCTTCAAAACACCCTTCAACCGTCTCGCATCCCACGCGAGCTTCAAGGCTTCCGGGACAAGCGAAGCTCTCCAGTCACCATTAAGAACGGGAATCTTGACCGCCTTTCCGTTTTTGGGTTTGAGAACCAAAACAAGTTCTACGTTGAACATCCGATCGGCTTGCTGCTGCTCGGCGTTGAATGCGTCCTCGAGAGATGGCTCGAACATCTCCTTCTGGTCCTTCTTGTCGTCGTCACTTTGCGGTGGGCTGTCGATACTCGACTTCGAGACGTACTCCTCCGTGTCCTTCCGGGTTCGCGTTTTGCGAGCGCCCTTGGGTTTCCCAAAGAAACTCTTTGAGTCGTACCCCTTGGTTATGTTCGATTTGTCGCTTTCCTCTTCATGCAACGTCATCCGTCACCTTCCTTTTTTGCTCTTCATAATCGGCGCGGGATTGCGCCTCTAAAATTCGATTAACGGCGCTCCACCGGCGGGCGATTTCCTTGGTTACGAGGTTACGCATCTCTGCTAAAAGGGCATGCGGCTCCTCGAGGTGTGATTCCGGTACGCGGAATTGATTGACCAGTGTCACGAGATAATGAACCTCGTTGCCCTGAGTAATTTTCGAAGCGCCAAGCTCGCGACGGATAAGCGCTAATTGCCAGCTTTTCATTGTGTATCAAGCTCCATTAGTGCTTGGTTAAATTTGGCAGTTCGCTCTCGTCATACTGGTGATAGTCCGTTTCAACAGGCATGTGCTTGCCGGTTTTGAGGCGAACGAAGTCGATGAAGCTTCCGCACGAGCAAGGTTTAATCGGCATCGGATTCCCTCCCCGCCATGACCTTCTTCATTCGGTTCTGTGCAGCGCGGATTGCTTTCACGCCGCCAGGCTTAATCTGCGGTGAATAATTCGTATCCTGACGTGCGCCCGGAACTTGGCCACCGGACTCAATGCAGGTCTTGATGTCGGCTTTCTTTGGAACCGTGATCACCTCTTTGAATTCGAGCGGGATAGCTGCCTCGTCCTCGATAACGATGACCTTCGACGTTCTGTAATAAATATAAGCTCGGTCGTTCGCGAGCTGTGAGTCGGGTGCCGGCGGCAGGACCTGCTTCACGCACCACTTGATGAATTCAAGACGTTTTCCAAGCTCAGCCAGGTCCGCGCGGATTCGATCCATGATCGGTTTGTACTGCGCCTCGAGTCCCTCTAGCTCGCATTCGGTGCGCATGTACCAGTCCCCGAGATCCGTAGCCACCGCGTTGCGATCGAGGCATACGGAGTTAATCGCTTCTTGTACCTCCGGCGATACCTGACCCGTTTGATCGACCTCCTCGCGCGCCATTAGGAACACGTCCTTAACGTCCTGCGCAGTGCGATAGACCTCATCCAGAATTGTTTTTTTCTTTGCTACTTTTGGTGCCATTACATTTTCTCCAGGCAGGCGTTGCAGGTGTCTTGGCCGTTCTGCGCATCCACCGGAACCGTGCCGCAGTTTGTGCACATCGGTGTTGCGCGAGACCCCATTAGGTAACTATCGAGTGATGCGATTCGCTCTCCGCATTCCCAAACGTTCGGAGAGACTTCTTTCGCCTTCTCCTTGGTCATGTATATTCGATAGTTCGCTTTTTTCTTATCGTCGAAGCGACTCAGGTCGTAAGTGAAGGTGTGACCGGATTGCGCTGCAGGTTCAGGCTTGGGCGCGCTGGCTGCGGCTTTCGATTCGTCGGTCACGTCAATTGTATTCTCGTCGCTATCGTCGTCGCCCACGTCCTGCTCGAACATGTCGCCAACGGCAAGGGTGGTGATAGTGGCGTCTACGTGCGATCGCTTTTTCCCCTGCTTAAGGACCGTGTTCCAAGTGTCGGCTATGTCGGGATGCTCGACCTTCGTTTCAGGTAGCTTGCCGATAACCCACTGGCCTACCGCGCCCTTCATCGCTACGAAGCCGCGACCCCCGAGCAGCTTGACTGCTTGCATCTGGTCGTCCTTTTTCGTCGACTTCTTCAAATCCCAATACCCGCGAGGCAGTGACTTGCCGGTCGACACAGGATCTCCTTTTCGCCAGCGATACTTCGACTCCATCGTTGAACAGGACCCGACCCCCATGCCCATTACGCGACCGAGCGGATCTTCGAGGCGCGTGATAACTTCGATTTCTCTGTGGCCATTACCGAGATCAGTCTTCTTGATTTCGTAACGGGGAATTAGCCGAAAGGTCATGCATAGCTTTTCTGCGCCGGGTTTCTTGAGCGCGTACTTATCTCCGCATCCTTCTATCGGTCCGAAATGAACCCCCAGTTTCATTACCTTGCCCATCAAGGCTTGAACCGTGGAGACGTTCCGAAGGATTTTGTCGACCGGAATTGATTCGAAGTCTGCTATCGCAAGATTGCCGGGAGTTTCAGCCGGCACGACGTCAGCGGTAGCGATGGCGAATGTTTGTTTGAGTGCTTCGTTCATGATTACCCCCTGATTGCAAAGCCGCGCCAAGCCCAGATGGCTAAGTGCGTGAGGAAATACCAAGAACCGAAAAGGAGAACCCAGACGCAAATGCGATTCATGCATCGCGCCATGCGCGCGTGCCTAAGATCGTGGTGCGGAAAATTCCGCTGCCGATAATCGATTATTTTTTGTTCTGCAGTCGTGTGGACGAGTGTCTGACTTTCCGAGTAGCGTGAGCGAGTTGGTGAGCTGGCCTTCGCGGGCGAGTTCACCGGCAGCGGTGAGTACATTTGATCTCCCAATCAAAAGTCTCACCCCGAAAGGCTGCCCCGTGAGGGTGGCCTTTTGTTTTCTACTTCCCTGCGTGCCTACCTAAGAAACGCAAAAAAGCCGGGGTGAGGTCCACCTACCGGCTTTCGTGTAGCGAATCTAAGAAGCGAAATGGCTCAATGAACAATCTGAACGATAACGCCTACTTATCAGTCAATTATCTGATCCGACTAGGAAAAGAAATTAACTTGATTTGCTCGATAACAGGTAGGTCCACCACGTCTAGCGTATGACGTTGCTAATTGCAACCGATTATTTCTAGCCGTTCGCCGCACGTGGGAATTCAAGCGTTTTTCCTGCGTTTTCTTCAACTCCCCTCGCAAGCTTAATGTATGTCGGAACCATGCGGAGCGACGCGTGTCCAAGAAAATCTGCAATCTGCCGCTCGTTGTAGCCTTGCTTATGAAGCATCGAGGCAGCGGTCGCCCGTGCTGCGTGAGGCGCGGCCTTTATGCCTAGCTGTGCGCAGTAATCCCGGAACGTCCGGTAGCCAGTTGATTCTGAGATCTGGCCACGGACCTTACCGGTGGCGTAGTAAAACACGAACAGGAAGTCATTCGACTGCGCACCCTCGTCACGTCGCTGGCACACCAGAGCGCTGAACCGTGCTGCAGACCACGGCGCGAGGGGCTGCTGTCTCCCTCTGCCGGCTTTTGTCTCGGGAATGTTTATGTAGAGCGTTTCCGCTGAGGAAACCATCACGTCCTGCAGACGGACATTGCGCGCCTCCGATCGGCGAAGCCCTCCACCGAGCATTAACGAAAGAAGCGCTCGGTCGCGGATTCCGCACGAGGTGTTTCCGGCTGGTAGATCGAGGAGCTCCCATACTTTATCGAATGGAATTATTTGTGTGGGTCGTACCTGCGTCCGCTGGCGCCATGAAAGTGCGCCCTTTGCTAGGTCAAACGGATTGATTTTTACTAAGCCGGCCGCGAGTAATCGACGGTAGATACCGCGCAGCGCGCCGAAGGTGTTTCTAATTGTTTCGTCTGCCGTGCCCTTGCCGAATTGCCCTGGGCGCTTGCGCATCTCTGCGAGAAAGTCGAGAACGTCTTCTAAGACTGCGGCCATGAGGAGCACCTGCCCTCGCGGAGTTTCCGGTTCCCCGCCGAGATGTTTGCAAAACTGCCGAAGTAGCGTTGCATAGCGACGTTGTGTATTTTCCGGGTTACCTGCGAGTGATTTTGTGATCACGGACCAGGGCGACATTTTCTTCATACATCCTCACTTTTAATAAAAGAACCCAAGCGGGGCTCGTAAACTTGCCTGAAAAGTTTTCTCGATCAACAAAAATATTTGCGTCGTGGTGGGCGGAATAGGCGGGTGCGGTGCTGATCTTCAGGGTTCAGTGCGGCCCTGGAAAAAGTATTTCCGGCATCAATCTTGCCTCTGTGCCTCAATTAGTTACAGAAGGGCCCCTCTTTCGAGGGGCTCCGGACTAGAACGGGAATCTTCCGTACTCCCAAACGTTATAGGCTCCAAACACACCGAGCAGAATCAAGTCGAGAACACATGCGCACACGACTCGATCTACCCACCACTTTGACCAATCCTTCAGCCATTTCATGAGCCCTTCGCCTCCGTCTGACATTCAGGGCCCGTAACAAAATGACATTTGAACGGCTTTGTCTGCGCCTGAACTGTGGCGCTCGACTCTTGCTTCTCGTCGATTCGAGCTGCCCAGAGTTTGCCGCCGATCTCATAGCCCGCAGGACCGAAACATCCCGTCAGATACACCGCGCAGAGACCGCAAATCGCCAGCATCCCTACATACCCCACCACCTTGTCGAACCCATGCTCTAGTTGTCGATTCATAACCTTTCTCCATTTGTAGAGTTAACCTATCCAAGCTCTCGATTAGATCCTGCAGTGCGAGCACTACAGGAACCCACTCGGGAGTTTCGAAGGGCTGCTTTCGCATGCCCCGCCGAAATTCAACCAGCCTCATTAAGAGGCAAAACCTAATATTCATCGCCATCCCCTACTCGTTTTCGTTTATCGTTTCCGTGTAAGAGTATAATCTCTAACGGATAGATGCAACAATTCGTTGAGCGAAATCGGTTATTGATAAAGGTCTAAGAATATGGCTAAGTTAGCGGCATGAAAGATGAGAAATCGGCAGTGTCCGTTATAGTAGAGATGGCTTCCGGCAAGCTGAACGCGGCTAAAAAAACGGTTGGGCTAGGGGAGTTGGAGCGTGAACTGATTCGGCGAAATATTCAGACTTCGCGGACGCAGCTTTCTAACGCCCTCAAGGGAATCACCGATACCCTTTCGACAGATGTTTTGTTCGAATGCTTGGATATCGGTTTCGAAGGCGACTGGAACAAAGCGCGTCGCGCCCTTAAGCGATCGCCTCGGACGGATTAATCGGGATGTGGTATTCGCCAGAGACCGAGCACCACAGTGGATTACTCGCGATACCGATACCAGCGGCGCTGCCATCCGTGGGATCAAGCAGTTTAACTTTTTGAGCTTGAACGGCACCGCCAATGTCGTCGGTCGCTGTGACGTAGTCGGCGTTATTGGAACTCGGCCCGTTCGAAACGGTTACGTTATCGGCAGCGGACGCTGAGATCGAAATCGCCACCCCTATAAGAGTGGCGACTATGAATCGAGCAATCTGTTTCAAGCTATTCTCCGGCGACGTTCTTTTTCGCTCGGTGTATTACACCAATGGCAAGCAGAACTTGTATGGCTAGATTGAAATACACTTGACGATTTCCGCCCTGCAGCGCGTCCTGGATGGCACCAGCTAATCCGGGATACTGGGTGAGTTCTGGAATCTGCAAAAGGAGCCAAGCCGCTATGGTTTTCCATCCTGATAAAAGCAACCAAAGTTGTGTCATATTAGTCGTTCCTTACTTTTGGGTTTTCTAATTTCCAACATACGGTTTTGCCGACTGCTGTTCTCCCGCGAACCGCGACGTTGTAGGGATATTTTTCAATTGGCTTATCGGCTCGGAAGATCGGACGCAGCTTGTTGCCAGACGCTTGATCAGGAAATCCAATGCCCGGTGCGTAATCAACTCGACCCACTTTCTCACCGCGCTTCTGGACCTGTACTGCTTGGAGCTTTCCGAACCTAGCAGGAAATAGAACTGCGACGTTATTGTACTCGGCTACATGCGAGGACTTCCAGATCAGGCCGCCAGGTCCATCACTGGAGCTAAAGACCTTCGAACATCCCAGCAAACTCTTATCGTCATCAAGATCCCAGTCTGGTGCCGATTGCACCGGAACCTGCGCTTGCCGCATACCGACACCAACTGACTTGAAGCCCGAGGTGTCGCGACAGTCACGCTTGCGAGGATCTAAGAACCCCACTTGCGTTTTGTTGATGCAGTTATCGTTTGCCACCCACCCACAGGCGAGCTCGCATGCGGCGTACTTACGAAAGAACCCTCCGAAGTCGCCGTCCGGAGGAGAGGACCCATCGGGATTTGCTATGCAGCGATTATCAAGAAACTGCGGTGTCGGTCCATGCCCTTCCGATACGGTCGCCGGTAGCTCTGGAGATCCAGGTTTTGCGCCCTCTGGGTTCCATACAAACGTCCAATCAGGAAAGTATGGGCGAATCCACTCCGCTACTGTTTGCCAGTCCTCACGTCGAAGCTTGGTCTCTAGAATGGGGCTTAAGAATCTTTTCTGATCCACCCGCACGTGTGCGTTAAGAAATAGCGAAGCCTGCGCTGCTGCCACCTGAATTTGGTTTTTAAGTGTCGGATTCTTCTTTCTAACTTTTCTCTGAAAGTCATCGTGTGATCCCGTGACAATCTCATACTTTCCACACCGATTAAATTTGAGGCAGGAGCCGTTGATCAAGTGAACCTGAACGCCGGTCACGCGAGGGTTAGCGAGTTCTTTGGCCAGGTTTGCAGTTTTGTTGCCGAACGTGTTCCACAGGACTGCAACTGAGTATTTCTCCACCCCGTCGAGTTCTTTTTGATAGGCAGGGTAATCGAAGCTTTTATGCATCAGAGCATAAGGCGCACGGCAGAGATTTTCTGCCTGGGCAGTGGTGGTACAAAACAAACAGACCGCCAGGAGCACTGCGAGCAACACGTCTAGAAATGCTTCCAGTTTTTTAATCATGGGTGAGGCGCGAATCCCTTCGCCAATTCTAAAAGTTTTGTTCCCAACGCTATAATGCAAACAACCCAAAGCAGCCACCTCACGACGTTCGTTTGCTGATCAGAGATGACCTTCAAACTTAAGCTCACACGGTCAAGTCCCAAGACGACCGCATCAAGCTTTCCAGAAACTAGCGTATGAGTTTCGGAGGTAGAATTCTCAATCCTATCCAGCTGATCTCGTAGGTACGTTTCATCGCTCCCGTTCACGCTCATAGCTTTTCCACTCCGTAGTCTTTGTCGTACCGACATTCTCTAAGCATCGTGAGCGTTCTGCCCAGTCGCTTGCTGCCGAAATTACGAAGCTGCGTAGCCCAGAGAGTATTTTCGAGACGGTCTGCCGCTTCCTCCCACTTGCCTTCCTCCATCAGCGCAATGGTCGGAGTGAACTTGATAAATTTCGTGTGCCCGAGTTGAAAAAGTAGGGAAATCACTGCAGTTCTGCGCTCCTCTGGAAAGGAGTCGAAACGGTCTTGGCCGAAGATTTTGTATGCATCAAACAGGCAAATCTCAACGTCCTCACGAAGGATGAAATCTCGCGCGGCTTCGGACAGTCCGTTTTCTTGGAGGTTGTGGCCGATGCCAATTGTCAGTTTTCCCACAGACGCATGTAATAGCTTCCCGGTGCCGTCGTCGTATGCGAAGCGCCGGTTACCCTCCTCAAGGATAAGGACTTTCCGGATTCGCTGGAACCAGTCGTGGTTCATGCTTTACCCGCTGCGCGATTCGTCGACCACCCTATCTACCTACACCGAGCATGCTTAACGTTCCGGTTCCCGACGATCCGCCTGGGGGGTTCGTCGGCGTTGGGGTCGGAGTAGGTGTCGCCGTGGGTGTGGCGGTTGGGGTCGGAGTAGGTGTCGCCGTGGGTGTGGCGGTTGGGGTCGG